CAACTGTTGTTGGGTTTACAATTGATACATATCCACCACCAATGAAGTTGGAGATATCTTGAGGTCTCTGGAAGAGTAAAATTGTATTACCTCCAGTCTCAAAACTGACAGGTGATTTATGGTTAACTTGACCTAAGAATAATATTGATGTAATACCTACACCCCAAGTAGCACCAAGACCAACTGTTGTCTCTGGTTCAAAATACAGTTGTCTATCAAGACGTGATGAATCTGACTTCTTAAAGTTTGTAGAGACTTGGACTCTTCTCGATTCTTGTACAATCGGTGAGGTAACAGTGTGTGGGAATCCAGCAGTAGAGTTTTGTGCTCTTAAAACACGAACACTCGACTTATTGTGATCAACATTAAGGACTTTTACTTGCTCATTGTCAACCTTGAGAATATCATTTTCCAGAATTAGTGGATACTGTGGAATGCTTGCAAGTGAGAAGTGTGTAACAAAACCTGTGACACTTACGGTGGAGATTCCAGCAGTCAATGATAATGCTGCATCTGGCAATCTGATTTGAGTATTCTCTCTTAAATCAGTTCTAAATGTTGACAATCCAGTGACAGAGACAATATCAAGATTGTTTAAACCGTGTGGTTCTGGAGCAATACCAATAAATCTTCCAGTGTTGTCTAACGAGACAAACTCAATACTTTCAATATATGTTGTTGAGTTGGCAATACTTGTAACAGTCTTACCAGTCACTCTTGAGATTTTACCAAAAGCACCTCTACCGGTGCCGCCAGAGAAGTTAATGCTGTCGCCTACTCTAAAATCTCTACCATCTTGGTAAATGTCAATGTTGTCTATACCACCTGGTTGAGAGTATCTTACAACTGATACTTGCTTTCTAACTTTATTTGGATTAAACAGGTACTGATAGTCAGCAAAATCAGACTCAAGTTTATATGGATCAGTATTTCTAAACCAACCATTTGAGTTAATATCAATATTACTTTGATTTGATGTGCTGTGGAAGTTAAAGAGGATTGGTGATGATTTAAACGATTGTCCCACAACATATGGGAACACTGGAGTCTTAAAGTTTTTAAATGGACCACTCTGAGCAAAATTCTCAGATACTGTCATAAAGTAAGCATAAGTTCCCTTTGGAAACTCTGGAGTTATACAGAATCTACCATTGTGTTCATCTAAGTCACCAGAGTTATCAAATGAGAAGTCCTCAATAAACATTCCAAATGGGAAATGTGCTAATGGTGGTCTTCCAGGTTTTAAATCTTTTACATAACTGGAAAACATTCTTCTGACAGTCCCACCAGATGGAGTGTCAAAACCATATGGTCCATAGATTGGATTTCCGTCATATGCCCAACCAATGATTGGAGAGTGGTTTGTATTATCAACTTCTTTGCCTGATGTATCAAATGCAATATCTGGCAAGAATACATTGGCACCATTTACAAACTTAGTACCATAAACTTGTCTTCTTAATTCTCTTGGAGCATACAAATGAGTATACTCTAGTGAACCAGATGTCTGTTTATACAAAACACCATCATCAGCAGATATTTTACTTCTTTCAATCAGTTTCTGGACTTCATTTAAAGTCCAAGTCTTAATGTTTGCATTAAACTTTGCACCAAGTCCAGAAGCAACAACTCTTACAGTCGTATTTGATTGATTATATCCACGTCCAGGACTAATAACAATAATTTCAGTCAATGCTCCATTCTTAATGATTGTAGTAAAGATTGCACCAAGACCCCCACCAGCAATTAAAAGGTTTGGTGGAGCATTGTATCCCGAACCAGTGTTTTTAATTAATACATCCTGAATACCACCAGTTGTTTGGTCGATGACTGGAATGACTTCCGCCTCTTTACCACTATTGAGTGTAAACAGTGGTTGTCTGTTGTAATTTATAATTGAGTTAGAACCATATCCCGACCCATTGTTGGAAAGACTAACCGTCTCAATATTTCCTCTAAAGATTGGTTGCACTGTTGCATTAAAGTTTGTACCGAGGAATACCAATTCACTCAGTACAAAATATGAGAGATATACAACATCACCAGCAGTAGTTGGTGAGTAAATCTCGACAAATGACTGATTCGTTGCGTCATAGTCCTCTACAGGCAACTTGGCACCATTCAAGTAAACATCAATCAAACTGTACTCAGTTTGATGTGGAAATGTAAACTTGGTCTGACCTTGCTGAGCAGTAATTGTGGTTTCCTTTCTAATAACATCAGGATAACCAATCAGTTCAACGCTATCTCCAGCAATTGCTCCTTGATTTAAAATAACAGTCGTTCCAGTATCAGATTCATAATCTCTCAATGGTAATTTTACCCCATTAAGTACGACATCCAGATTTCCTGGAGAATAAATGAATGGATAGTTGGTTTGTCCAGCACCCGCCGTAACCTCCGTGTACTGTGTCCTAACAGAGGAAGCATAACTTACCATCTCTACTATCTCTCCGCCATTTGCAGCGGACTGTAGGACTATCTGAGTGCCTGATGCAGCATCATAGTCAGTATCGTTCAACCGGACACCATCCATAAAGACATCAAGCAGTTGTGGATTGCTTGGTCTTACTGGATATCCAAATACAAAGTCAGTTTGTCCTACAGTTGCATCTACTGTAACAATACCTGAACGGATAGTTCTAGAGTCAACAATAATACTCTCAGTTGTTGTAACAGTTGTAAGTCCAACAATACCTTCAATCTTAACTTCAATAGGTTCGTAGTTAAACTCGTGAGTGCCACTACCTTGTGACCTCAAGTCAACATATTCTCTTGCAGCATAATATTGTGCTCTGATAGTTGACCCAATGCCAATCTCAGAGAGATAGAATTGATTATTGTCATATGAAGTGACATAGTAAGACTGAGCAGTAGAGAGACCTAAAATCTCATTTCCACTTGTTTCATAAGTAACAATATCCCCACTATTATATCCGTGATCTCTGATATTGATTAAGTTGCTAGCAGTATTAATTCCAGTCGTAGCAACCTTTCTCAACTTATTTTCATAGTTCTTGCCACTATCAATAACTCTTACAGAACCAACTTTCTTTCTAAAGTCAACAGTTCTAAGAGTGTGTCCACCAACACCATAAGATGTCAAATCAATTGCATCCTTGCCGGTGACAGCATCAGTCTGAGTTTTATAGAGTTTGACTCTAAATGCATCAACAACGCCAATATAATATTCAGAGTTACTCTCTAAACCGCCAATTGGTGTCAGACCATTTGTTTCATAGAATACGTGCTCACCATCTCTAAATTTGTGTGAATTACCAATGGCAATTGTGTTAAGTGGTAAGTCAACTTGATTTGCAGATGCAATTGAGTTAAATGTAACATCGTGGATAAACTCTGCAAGAGTTGCCTCTGCTTTTGCTCCAGTTCCATTACCACCAGTAATCGTGACTGTAGGCACTTCCAAATAATCAGAACCTGGATCAACAAGATCAATTCTTACAAGTTCACCTTTGACAGATACACTACCAGTAGCTGCCAATCCAATATTATCTGAGATTCCTAGTACAGGTGGATTGATAATATCATATCCTTCACCCTCAGCAATGACTTCAACGTTATCAATACTTCCAAAGGAGACAGTATCTTCACTCTTATAACTTCCAACCTCAACACCATTGACCAGCATACCCACTGGTGTTGATTTGATGTCAACTACTTCCCCATCATTAACTGGGTCAACAATTTTTCTCAATAAACCCTGTGGTTGCAAGGATTTTCCCTTATAACCAAATTTAACTAGTCTTGCATTTGTTGAGGATCCTTTTATCTCAACAAAATTATTTGTTGAAACGTTTGGTCTACTTACAGCAAGTTTGACAGTTGTATTATCGACTACTTTGACAAAATATACTCCAACAGCACGAGAGAATCCATCACCAATCAGATTTACAGCATCTCCAGTTACAAAGGGATGTGAACCAATGTTTAAGTTCTCTCCACTAAACGTACCAGAGAAACTAACGCTATAATCTTCAGGAGCAAGGGATTGATTGGGATAATATGGGATTGAGTTTGATGCAACATAGACATCATCATTGTTCAGATATGTATTCTGGACATTTGTGATAAAGTTTGAGATATATGGATAATTTGTTGAATCGCCCTTAGATATACTTCTTGTTACAGTGTAAAACTTGGAGGAATCTAGTGTCGAACCAGAAACTACAAAAGTGTTTGGAGTTTTTATTTGGTCAACAATGAAAGTTGTGCTAGTTGACGTATTATCGATAAGAGTTATCGTATCGCCAAGTACGATTCCATTATCATCAAAAGTTTTTACGTCATAAGTCAACGCTGCTCCTTGAGCAATGATACTTTCGACAGTAAATGTTGTTTTGTGGTTATATTGCCAGACTGTTGCCTTTTTTCTTTGATCAGAATCACCCAAAGTCTTGATTTGGATTTTATCGCCTTTATTGGTATAGTAAGCATCCTCGGGGATTACCAACTCCTTTAGAACGGCACCTATACGGACCTGTACGGGGTCTACCTGGGCAGAAGAGGTATATCCATAAGCAACGAAGTTTTGACGCAACTCCTGGTCATCAGACATTGCCTGAGTTACACCAGATACATCAAAGAATTGGTTGGTTGACTTTGAAAGATACTCTAAAACTTGGGATGTTCCATTGGGCAGGACCGCAAAAATCTCACCTGTCGCAGCAAATCCAACTGTTGAATCAACATCAAGAACAGTTGCTCCAATAGAGACAGAATCAAGTAGTTCAGTCTTAGGGTTGACTACAAAAACACCCTTGATCGAACCACCCTCTACATCAATATCTTTATTGTAGTCTGAGTCTAGACTAATCGTGTAATATGTCTTTTCTCCACGTTCAATCTTCTCAACCTTACTGATTGAACCACTTGCTCTCTTATTATACTGATCAGCATCCTGGAAGAGAGTCTTATTAAACAAGAGTTCGGGATCACCATCAACTGCTTCAACAACTAAGTTGTTTACAAGTTGATAGCGAGCATCTGATGGGATAAACAGGTAATCGCTAGGTCTGATTAACTCAACATCCTTACCATAGAGAGCACGGAATAGAATCTCATAGGATTGCTCTGTACCTTTAGAGACATAAAAACTATCTGCCTCTTTAAGGAAAAGTCTTTGGTCCAATCCTTCGTATAATTTTCTATCTTCAAACCCTGGAAGTATCTGTCTCTTGAGTTTCTTCAAAAACTCTTGTAAAAACAGGATACTCAGGTTTTTAATTGTTGATCCATTTGAATGCTCTGCAGTATCTGTGCTAGAGAAGACAAGTTCGTCTGATGTATTGGGTGCTCTATATGAGGTGATGCCACTAAACCCTCTTACACAACCAGTAAAGGAGTTTGTAGTGATACCAGTGTATGTAATGATCTCAGAGTCAATCTGTATGACGCCGTATTGACTCGGGAACCCCTCTGTAGAGTCAGTCTTAATCGTTGTATCGAAAAACGAAATAGAACTACCTAGAGACGCTTGTGTGACTAGGTTTGTAAGATTGTCAACCTTGACATATTGGTCAATATTATTAACAATGTTTGCCGGAAGACTTTGAGAGTCTTGCGACTTGTAATATTCCTCTAAAAACTCCGCAGCAAGAGGATAGGATGCTCTTACATAAGATGGCAGCTGGCTCTCGACAACCGTGCTGATTTTAACCCTTTTATTGACCATGATTTATTTTTAGTTTCTGATAAGGCTGCCAGTTTTCCCACAACTTGCTGTTGAAACAAAGTTCGATCCAGATATATCTGCACCAGAAGCAATGTTATCAGCTAACATATTGATTGTACTATTATTAATATCTAGTTGTAGATATAACTCCTCTTTTCCGATGACATCATTGGATGAAGGTTCAGTGGAGACCTCGATAATTGGTCCCTCAGCATTAGATTTAATTGCTGATTGAATCTTGATCGGAGAAAGTTTAATTTCGCCCTTAACATAATCAACAGTTCCGATATTTTTAAGCAGAATAACTGTATCAGTATCTGTATCAACTTTAAACAAGAAGATTGATCCAGTCTTGAGATCTTTATTGGGAGTGTCTGAGAAATATACAGTATCAGCAATACCGGTAACAGTAAATCCTGAAGTCTTTATGTTATATCCATTTGGATTGACGCAGAATGAGTTTCCAAAGCAAATCTCATATTCAGCAAAGACTCTCAATTGTGGAACTAAGTCTCTTCTGATTATAATGTTTGTAATGTTTGAAGTAATAGAGTTATCAGACTCATCAATTATTCTTGTAAATCTACTGTATCTAAATTTAGCGCCATACTTATTGAGTTCTGTAGAATTTGCATAATCTTCGATATTTTTAGCAATTGCTGCTTTTACATATGCCGCATTTGGTGCAAGAGATGGGTCAAAGTAAGAAGTTGTATTGAATTCAACGTAAGTAAACTTGGTATCGAGGATGATTGGAGAAATTCCAGAGATTTGATACTGCTTAAGTTGCTCAATAAGGTTCTCTTTGACCGAGTTTGACAAATATTGACCGTTTATTGGTTTGATTGAGATAAAGACTCGTCCAAATTGGGGAGGATTTAACACTTCACCACCAAAAGCAGAGATTGACTCAACCTCTCCGTAGATCTGAGGGATGATTGCCTCATAATCCATTGATGTAACTGCTCTATCAGCAGCAGCATAACTCTTTGGAGCAAATTTTCGGATAGAATCGACTGATTCAATGTCTTGACCACCTGAAGATGCAGAGTTTGTAGTCAATGCAGAGATATCAGAGGTTACAACAGTCGAATTGTTGTCTAAAATGCGTCCAGCATAACTGAAAATAGACACATCGTTACCATCTTCACCGTTTGAGACGGTGTAATTCACTTCGATGTAGTTATTGTTGTCTAATTTTCTACCAAAAACACCATCTCCAAAGAAAAGTTCATATCTTTGGTCAGAAATCTCTTGTAAGAAGTACACATTTGACGTTGAGGTGACCTGGAAGAGGTCATTTTTCAAATTGTACTTAACAAATGAGTTACTTTGTTGAGTTGGATAGATTTTTACGACAAGATTTGACGTGTCAACGTCTGGATTTCCAAGTTCAAACCGTTGATTTGGAATATTAATGTCAACTGTAAAATTTTCGGTAATATAATTGCCTTCAAAAATCGTGATATTGTCAAAAGATGCGATTCCATTTACAACTGGGACGGTAATGTCCGATGGAATCGTGAATACAAACGACTCATTTCCAAATTTTTGCCCTGAAGTTGCAACAACTCCTGCTTTGAGTGTCAAAGTTAGAGGATTTGATGACAATGCAGAGGTATCAACAAAGAAAGATACGTTTGCTTTTGCAGATCTTCGCGATCTTGGCAGATATCCAATATTTCTTGCAAGGGAGACTACGTTTTCTCTCAACGTAGCACTATCAATAAACACCTCATTACTGAGCATGTTTGCGTTAAACGACGTAATGTACGTGTTATAGGCAAGCGTGTCAATAATGACTGAGAGATTTGATCCCTCAAAGTCATAATCAGTAAAATTTGAATTAGATTTGATATAATCCTTGATGGATTGTTTTATTTGATCAAAATCTAAATTAGCGAACTTAACTAGAGGCATTTATATCTACCTTATTTTAGTGAGGGGAAATGACAGAGATTGTGCTGGAGCATTGATACCAACAATTTCGTAATTGACTGTCATGTCAAAGGCATTATCATCGGGTCTCGGATCAACCTTGACTTCAATGAGTCTCACTCTTGGTTCATATGTATTGATTGTATTCTCAGCCGATGATTGAATCTGAGTTGCAGAAATAAAATCAATATTATCAAAAAGTGATTCAAAGATACCAGATCCAAGATCGGGGTTAAAGAACCTTTCTCCTGGAGATGTTAAAATCAGATTTTTAATCGACTGAGCAATGGCATTCTCATTCTTTAATGGAATGAGGTCATTTGTCAGGGGATTCTCTTGAAAGGACATACTGATGTCCTTAAATCCTCTAGATGTGCGTTGTGTGACCTCGACAGGCATGAGTATGAGATTGAGACTCTTTCTGCCTTATTTATTACGGTAGATATAAGTTTTTTATTCGTTCAACATTTCTACACCATCTTCATCAAGATTGTCGCCAACAACCTCTCTGAGTTCCTTTTCCTTTTGGATTGTCTTACCTGACCAATAATCATTAATCAGACTCGACTTTTTCCATTCCTTGTACACGTCGCTGTTTTGATTAGTTGACATCTGTTGGTTCCTCGGTGGTGGGGTCGTTACCCCTTTCTTTTGCTGTTTTCCAGAAGTACTCGTCTTCGCGTCCCATACCAAGTCTGTCGAAACCATTCTCTACAGAGTAATACTCAGTAGATACTTTAAAGTCTGGCATCTTAGGATCTACAGGTGTAAGACTGTTATCAAAGATACGAATTCGATTGTTTGGATACAGGGCATATTGACCGTTATCCAATTCAATCAAGTTTGATGATTTATGCTCTGCAGGATTTTCACTGGTGGCATAATCAACAATGTCTGGATCTTGGTGATAGTTATCAAGAGTACAGATGTATGTACCTTTCATAATACCATAGTCACGAGTATAACATTCATAATCCATTGATCCAATGAATTGTTTTTGAACTGCCACAACTCCATAATCCATACAATTCCAAAACTGTAAATTTGGCAAATTTAAATCGGGAGAAGGTGTCTCTGGTCGTGAGACGAACGCTGAAATTGGCAATTTATCATACATTGCAGCATACTCTGGTAAGTATGTCTCAAAATAGAATGCACGACCTGGGATACTCTTTGCAGAGACCCAAACTCCCTTTTCAAATTCACCGTGACCAAATTGATGATCTGTTAGATATTCTTTTCGGACCCATACTTCAACTGATGGGAGATTGCAAATGAGTGCTGCCATAAAAACAAATCAACCATATTAATTTATATAAAAAAAGACCCTCCTGAAGGAGAGTCACATATATCAACGACCTTGACCACGATAACGCTTTTGTTTTGCATTACGACTTGATGCTGCATACTTTGTATGCTTACCAGCACCTTGACGAGACTTTTTAGGTGAAGACTCGATCATCAAGTTACCCAGGAGGGACTTCTTCATTTTTGCCATAATTTAGTTCTCCTTATAAATTGATTCTAATTGAGATTGGTTTTGTAGATGTTGTCGGTATTGCTCCAAATACTTATCACTACTGGTTTCAGTGATAAGTGTCATCTTTGAAGCAAATTTCCTTGATTGATCAACTTTAAATTGATTTGCCATTAGTATCTTAAATAACGCGAGTCTTCTCGTGACCAACACGGATGCGTGGATCACACCAGGTCTCAATACCAAGTTCCTTAGCATCGAGACAGAAGGACACGTCCTCTCCACACATATCTTGTACAGCACCAGATTCAAACTGCTGCATCTTAGGGGCAAACCAAGGATACTCCATACGCTCAAAGACGCCGTTCTTGATCATTACCCAACCAAAACCAGTATAGTCAACAGTAAATGGTTTCTTACGCTTGCTGATTGACTCTCCAGTCTCGTGATTCATTACGCCACCGTTCTTACGGAATTCCTCTTCCTCCAACCAGTGAGCAACGGATGTGGTGCGACCATCTTCAGTCATATACCAACCTGCTGCAATCTCACGGTTCTCACCCTCTGCAGGGATAGCAACGTCTGCTAGTTGCCAGAACTTTTCAGTATTGAATACAATGTCGTTGTCAATCCAGAGTTGATAATCATACTCCAGTTTGCCATCCCAAGGTTTTTGATTTGGACCACGGAGAACGTTTGCACCTAGAACCTTACAACGGGCAAAGTTAACCATCGATGAGTAGTCCTGACTGATTTGAATACTCATTCCATTCTGAACCAGATCAAACGATAGTTGAACAAAGTTCTTGAGGAATGTATATGAGCATCCACGACCGGGAAGACAGAAGACAATCTTCTTGCCCCTCCAACGCTCTTTAATCTTGTCATAGTCCCACTCAGGTGCTTTATCACCTGCTGTAGGGTTATTTGCTTTGACTACAAATCCTTTTGCCATTAGTTGTTTTCCTTGTGTTCAGTTCAATTTTAGATGATTAAAAATAAAATGTCAAGTCAGTTATATCTTAAACTTGCTCGATTTTAAAATCTTCGACTTTATAGTCTGTGTGAATACCAGTCAGAGCGATTAACCCACTAATGGACAATATATGACGTTCTGCTTCCTCCCGTGTCGGGATATTGTCACAGAAGATCACGCCAGTCGTAGTT